ACCACCGCAGACGCACGTGACGTGGGGCAACCGACGACGACGGCTAGCACCGGTCGCCGCCCCACCGGCACCCGCCCACCAGCAGCCGACGCCCGTGACGTGGGGCAACAAGCCAGGGTTCGCAGCCGTGTCACCCCACCACAACCTGACGGTCCGATCCTCGGCCCACCCGCACCGCCAGCCCACGAGAAAGTCCACGAGCTCCTTCGCGAAAGGTTCCTGAACGCGATCGCGCCGTACACCGAATCGGAGATGCGGTTCACCGACGTTCCGTTGGGGTTGGAGGCGATCACCTGGTCCACCACACGAGATGTTGTCGTCGCCCCAGACGGTACACTCATCGAATGGGACGACGCCGTGAAACAAGGCATCGTCACCATCAGCACCATGACCGGTCAACCACGGTTGGCTTCAGGGTTCACGCAACGCGAGATCACCGAATACTGGGTTGACCCGGAGCTGAAACCACGTGACCCGTTCGAGATGGAACGGATACGAGCCGCCGCCCAGATCGAAGCACGCGGCTATGTGACCCCGAACGACGTGTGGACACAACTTGCCGCAGCGTCCGGTTCCGGCTACGAACCGCAATACCTGTCGGATCGCGACCGGTACATGACCGAGCAGGACGCGCTCAACACGCTCTACAAGATGAGCGTCGACGAGCTGGCGTTGGTCAAAACAAACATGATCCGGTTGGGTTTGCTGTCCGAAACACAAGCCGGTCTCATGTCGGTGCGGGATATCAACAAGAAAGTTGAGGACGCGTTCTTGTCGCTGGTGGGGACAGCGCAACAGAACGACATGAAATGGGATGCGTTCATGGGGCGCATGTTGAACGACGGCACCTCGTTCGGTGGTGGCCGTGGCCGTGGTGGTGGCGGTCGTGGCCGTGGCCGTGGTGGTGGCGGCGGTGGCTATCAGATCAGGTTGACGAACCCTGACGATCTTCGCCAAGTGGCGAACGCTGTCGCACAGCAGCGCATCGGACGAACCCTCGACGACGACACCCTCAACCGGTTCGTCGCCGCCTACCAAGACCTGGAGCGTCAATACCAGACACAGTTCCAGCAGGGGCAGAGCGAGGTGGTGCAACCCCCGGCGGTGGACACGTTCGCCGCCACCATGCTGTCCCAACAGTTCGCCTCCGAAGAAGATGTGTACAAGCTGGGGGCGACACTTGACATGTTCACGGAGATGATCCGATGACCATGACAGAGAACCCGGTGACCGTCCCCCGGTTCGCGGCCGAATGGCGCGCCACCCCCAGGAAAGACCGCCAGGAGCTGGCGCGATGGCTCGGCCTGTCCGGCCAGCAGGTGCAAGAGCTGGAGGAATACACGATCCGGTCGGTGATCACCGAGGAGTTCGGTTGGGCAGCCACGTTCCTCGATCACGCCGAGCTAGGTCCGTTGCTGCGGCAAGCCGCGTGGGAAGGGTGGACGGCGCAGAAGCTCCAAACCGAGCTGCGGAAAACCAAGTGGTGGCAGTCCACCACCGAGGCGCAACGCAGATGGGAGACAACCGCCGCTGAGGACCCGGCGACCGCAGCACGAACCGTGGAGGAACGCGCCGTCGCGTTGCAGCAGCAAGCCGCACAGATGGGCGGCAACCTGTCGACCGCGCAAGCGAAAACGCTCGCTGAGACGGCGTTGCGGAACGGCTGGTCCGAGATCGACGTGTCGCGTGCGTTGGGAGCCGAACTGGTTCGCTCCGGTCAAACCACCGCGCTGCGGAAGGGGATCATCGGCACACAGATCGCCGCCGCCGCCTCCACCTACGGTGTGCCCCTGTCCGAGGAGACGATCAACGGGTGGGTGAACGCGATCGCGCAAGGATCAGCGGTCGCCGCCGACTATCAGCGGTGGCTGGTCGACCAGGCGGTGTCCATGTTCCCAGCGTTAGAGCAGGATCTGCGGCGCGGGTTGACCGTCGACCAGCTGGCGTCCCCGTATCGGGAGGTGGCGGCACGAACGCTGGGTGTGAACCCGGCGACCATCGACTTCTCCGACCCGAAATGGAACGCCGCGCTGAACGTCGTTGACCAGTCCGGGAAACGTCGTGTCGCCACACTCGCAGAGTGGGGTGACATGATCCGCCGTGACAGCCGCTACGGCTACGACCAGTCGGATGAGGCGGTGTCGAAGGCGTACACGGTGGCGTCTGAGATCAGCCGTGCGTTCGGGAGGCTCGGATGAGCAACGTGGAACCAGCCGCCGTCACCACCCAGGGCGCGGTTCGTGGCGCTGCCACCGGCGGCACCTCACCCCAACCACCACCGTTCACGCCACCACCCACAGTGACACCGCCACCACCTGTGGTGGCCCCAGCGCCGTCACAGTCAGCGCGGCGTATCGTCGAAAACATCCTCGCCGAGTTCGGGTTGAACACCCCCGCCCTCGTCGATCTGGTGATGAACGAGATCACCGAGGACACCCAGATCAACCGTGACCGGCTCATGTCGCAGCTGCGAGCCACCAGCGAATACCAGCAGCGGTTTGCCGGCATGAGGCTGCGCCGCGAAGCCGGCCTCCCGGCGATCACCGAAACCGAATACGTCGCCCTGGAACGCATGTACGCCCAGTTCATGCGCCAAGCCGGCCTCCCGGCAGGGTTCTACGACTCCCCCGACGATTTCGCACGGTTCATCGGCGCGGACGTGTCCGCCGCAGAGTTCCAGCAGCGCATCGCGAACGGCTACCGGGCGGTCGCGGAAGCCGACCAAACCGTGATCGACCAGTTCCGCACCCTGTTCGGCATCACCGACGGCGAGCTCGCCGCATACATGCTGGACCCCGACCGGGCGCTGCCGCTGATCGAAGAACAGGTGGCGACAGCCAGAGTGGGGGCCGCAGCAGCACGCGCCGGGTTCGCGAACGTGGTGCAACGCGAAACGTTGACCCGCATGGCCCAGCTCGGTGTCACCGAACAGCAAGCCAGCGACGTGTTCGGGACCATCGCCAAAAACCAGGAGCTGTTCCAACCGTTGGACCCAACCGAAACGGCGATCACCGTCGACGAAGCAGCGATGGGGTTGTCAGGGAACGACGCTGCCGCCGCGCGTCGGATCAGGCAACGGCAGGAACGCCGCCGCGCCGAGTTCGCTGGCGCAGCCGGCGGGTTCGCCACACAAGGCTCCACCATCACCGGTCTCACCGAAGCCCGCTGAAAACCAGAAACCCCCCGCTCAGAACGGAGCAAATGAGCAGGGGGTTTCCAGGGTTGGGTTGGGATACAGACGATGGCTGCCTGCACAGTGAACACTACACCATCGTTGCAACCCGCGCAACCCTATGTCATACTGTCACCGATGCCGCACGGCAGCACCTCACACGCAACCCCCCGGCGTGTGAGAGAAACCTCGGGGTGACCACCTGTGCCGCCGTTCTTCCTCCGAGACCGGCGAGAACCGTGAAAGGAGCGCAACCGTGTCCAACGACGACACCACCACCCCCATCGACGAGCACGACGACCTCGACGAGGTGCCCATCCCGAAGCAGATGCGGCAACACATCAAGGCGTTGGAAGCCGACAACAAGGCGCTCCGCGAACAGGTCGCGGAAGCCGCAGCGGCCCGCCGCAAACTGGCGCTCATCGAAGCAGGCGTCGACCTGAACACACCCACCGGGCAGCTGTTCGCGAAAGCGTACGACGGTGAGCTCACGGTCGAAGCGATCAAAGCGCAAGCCGAACAGTATGGGGTGGTGGCGCCTCCACCGGCCACAACCGCGTCACCCGCCGAACAGCAGGCGTGGCAGCAGCAGACCAGAGCACAGTCCGAAGGGTCCGCAACCGGAACAGACTGGACCGCCAGGTTCGCAGCGGCCACAACCCCCGACGAGGTTCGGGCGATTCAACGGGAGAAGATGCAGGCCGAAGGACTCGCATAGCGTCGCTGGGGGCACGGTGCCAATCAGCCAGTCACCGTAACCGTCTGAAAGGACACCCCTACACATGGCCATCTTCGACCCAACCGGCTCAACCGAGCTGAACTCGATTCAGGAGGCGTTCAACCGTCTCGCCTACTTCGCTCTCCGACCCGAGCTGTATTTCGATCAGGTCGCGTCGGTGAAGCCCGCCGAGCAGGCGATGCCCGGCAACATCGTCACGTTCACCATCTACACCGATCTCGCCCCGGCGATCACGCCGCTCGGTGAGTACGCTGACGTGGACATGCAGCAGTTCAGCGACTCGCATGTGCAGGTGCCGATCGCTGAGTACGGCAACGTGGTCGGCACCACCGCCGTCGCCCGGGCGCTGTCGTTCCTCGACCCCGACAACGACGCAGCGAACCTCGTCGGGTTCAACGCTGGCGTGTCGGTTGACACGCTCGCCCGCGACGCGATCGCCGCCGGAACGAACGTGTTCTACGCGTCCGGTGGCACCACCCTGCCGACGTCTCGGGGCACCGTCCAAACCGAGGACACGCTCGTAGGCAGGGATATCGCGAAGGCGACCGCGCAGCTCCGCACCGCGAACGTTCCACCGCTGCTCGGGGCGGACGGGTCCGCCGCCGAAGGCTACTATGTCGGGTTCATTCACCCGAACGTGTCCTACGATCTGCGGATCGCGACGGGTGCCGGCAACTGGCGTGAGCCTCGCTCCTACTCTGATCCCGGTGGCATCTACCGTGGTGAGGTCGGCGCACACGAAGGTGTGCGGTTCGTGGAAACACCCCGCACCAAGATTTGGGCCGGATCGGGTTCCGGTTCGATCAACGTGTACGCCACCCACATCTGCGGGTTCCAGGCGCTCGCGAAGGCGTACGCCATGAAGGACGGCTACGGGGAGCAGCCCCGGTTCGTCATCATGCCACCCACCGACAACCTGGGCCGGTTCAACCGGGTCGGCTGGAAGCACTTTGTCGGGTACAAGGTGTTCCGTCAGGCGTCGGTGCGTCGCATCGAGTCGTCGTCGAGCCTCGGCTGACCCCCCCTCATCTCCCCCTGGAGCCTCCCTCGCCTGGTTCGCCAGGTGGGGGAGGCTGACAGGGTACGGTGCTGTCATGTTGCACGCCCGCATCCATCCCACCCTGGACGTTCCCGGCTGTTTCGGTTGCCGGGTGGTGTCCGTGTCGTTCGCGCCGTCCGCGATGCCGTCCCGATACGCTCAAGCGGTTGAGGCGAACGAGCGGGAAGCCCGCTGGAACCGTGACCTCCCCGCCTACAAGCGGCTGGTCGAGTCCGGGTTGCAGCCGCGACAGATCGACGGCTCACACCGCCTGGAGGCCACCGCAACAGAACGCCACCAGATCGAAGGTGGTATCGACCCGAAGATCGTGGAACGGGTGATGGGATGACCGGCAGGTTGTGTTTGGAGCATGTGCCCCGCCACGACATCGGCTATGGGCGTGCAGGGATGGAGCTGTACGCGGCGTGTGAACGCGTCGGGTTGGCCATGTCGTCGAACGCTGCTGTTGGTGACGCCGAAACCGTGGTGTCCATGATGAACCCGCCGATGGTGAAAGGCTGGCTGGTGGGGCAGCGGCGTGTGATCTTCACCATGTACGAAACCACCGACTGCCCAGCCCAGTATCGGGTGCTCACCGATTTCGACATGGTGATCGTGCCGTGCGACGCGAACGTGGAGGCGTTCTCCAAGTGGCATCCGAACGTGGCGAAGGTGCCGTTGGGAGCGAACCCCGACCATTGGCGGTTCCAACCTCGACCGGTGGGGGGGCCGTTCACGTTCCTGACGCGTGGCGCGGAACCCCGCAAAGGGGTGGACGCCACCTGTGCAGCGTTCCAAAAAGCGTTCCCCAACAACCGCGACGTGCGGCTGGTTGTTCACTTCGCGTGGCCTTCCCATGTGGTGGTGCCGTCCGATCCGCGGATCACCGTGATCACCGACAGGTTGTCGCTGGAAACCGAGATCGCTTTGCACGCGGACGCGCACTGCTATGTCGGGTTGTCACGCGGGGAGGGGTGGGGGATGATGCCGTTGCAGGCGATCATGCAAGGCTGCCCGACGATCCTCACCGACGCCCACGGCCACGCCGAGTTCGCCCATCTGGCTGTGGGGGTCGCCACGTCGCTGACACCCGCCGCCGACTACATGCGGTTCGGTGAGGCCGGCGACTGGTGGGAACCCGACGTGGAGGACGCCGCCGTGAAGATGCGAGACGTGTACGACCGCTACGACTCGTACCTGGAAACAGCCACAGTGTGCTCACGGGTCGCCCGCGACGAACTCAACTGGGATCGCGCCGCGCAACAGCTGATCGACGTGCTCGGTGGCGTCAACCGTCTCGGCCCGTACACAGGGTCAGGTGAGTTCGTGCGACGCTGCGAACCGCTGGTGCCGATCGTTGTGAACCGGAACATCGAATGCGAGATCGCAGATGTGACCTACCGGTTCGAGTGCGGGGTTGAGCAGTGGGGGCCGGCGGATGTGCGGCGTGTGCTGCGCGACGCAGGGTACATAGCCGATGACTGTTGGAACGATCCACGGTCACGACTCCCGGAGGTGGTGCCCCTGTGAGCACCGCGAAACAGCTGATCCAACAGGCCCGACGCGAGCTGCTCGCCGGGATCGTGGAGGAACGCAACCGGTTGGCGCAACCCGTCGGCTTGTCGGACACGTCGATCACGTTGGTGTCGTCGTTGAACGGGTTGAAACCTGGCGCGATGATCGAAGTCGGCACCGAGATCATGTACGTCCACGACGTGGACGAATCAGCGAAAGTCGCCTATGTGGATCGCGGCGAATGGGGGTCAGACAAAGGCACCCACGACGAGGACGCTGTGGTGACGATCCGCCCCCGGTTCCCGATGGTCGCGTTGTTCGATCATCTGAACGACGAGCTGGTGTCGTTGTCGGGTGAAGGGCTGTTCGCGATGCGAGCGTTGGACGTGGAGTTCACCGCCGGGGACCGGGCGGTTGATCTGGCTGGGGTGACCCGGTTCATCTCCGTCTATGAGGTTCGAGCGAAACGCACCGACACCGATTGGCCGTTGATCCGCCGGTGGCGGGTCGCGTCGCTGCAAAACCCTGACTCGTTCCCCACCGGCAGAGCACTCATCTTGGATCAGGATGTGGGGACGCGCACGCTGCGGGTCCTGTACCGCTCCGAGTTCTCTCCCGTGTCCGACTGGGACGCGGATGTGCCGTTGGTGTCTGGGATCCCTGATTCGGCGCAGGACATTGTGCGGATGGGTATCCAGATTCGCGCCATGTCCGGGCGGGAAGCGAAACGTTCTTTCCTCGAATCGCAGGGTGACACCCGCCGCCCTGATGAGGTTCGCGAAGGCGCGTCGATCAACAGCTGGCGGGGGTTGGTGGCGCTTCGACAGCAGCGGATCGCAGTCGAGGCTGCGAAGCTGAACGCGAAATACCCGCAGATGATCCGGAAGGTGTGACCGGATGGTTGCCACCCTGTCCGCCCCGCTGTTCTCACCGGCCCCAGCGTTGTATTCGGGTGCTGGTGACAGCGCGTTGCAGGTTCCGTGGGTGTATGACGTGGCGATCAACGGTCGCCCGTACATGATCGACCGGAAATCCGACCAGTTCCAGCGGGGTTGGGAGGCGCGCATCCGTGACAGTGTGGACATGGGTTCGTTGCCGGGTGAGGCGACGATCAACCCGCAGGGGATGTGGCGGCGTTCCCAAGCGTCGTGGCATCTTGGGGCCGGTCAGGAATGGGCGGACGGGTTCGAGGCGCAACCTGGCAGGTTTTGGCGGTCGGTTGGGGTGGATGTGTGGACCCGCAACCAGCTGTCGCTGTTGCCGTCCACCACACAGCTGGTTGCGTCCGCGGCGTCCACGATGCATCTCATCTCGGATGGGGTGCGTCTGTATGTGTCGCACGGCCAAACCACCGTGTTCTACACGTCGAACCTGTCAGGTTCCGGTACGGCGATCACGGGGACACCGGCGGCGGATGTGACGTCGGTTGCGACGAACGGGTACACGACGTGGTTGGCGTGCGGCACCGCCGGGGTGTATCGGGTGAACCGTGGCGGGACCGCCGCGACACAAGCAATCAACGGGACCGTCACCACTATCGGGTTCGCACGAAACAGGCTGCTCGGCGCACAAGGAGCCTCGCTGTACGATCTCACCGCTGTCGCCTACGGGACGAATGGCGCGTTGCCGACAGCGTTGTTCACGCACGCCAACACCGATTTCGTGTGGGTCGGGTTCTGTGCGGGGCCGGCGCATATCTTCGCCGCCGGGTATTCGGGGCAACGGTCGATCATCTACCGCATCACGATCACCGCTGAAGGGGCGTCGCTGACCGCCCCAACCGCCGCGTTGGAGCTGCCGATCGGTGAGAAGGTGCAGTCGATCAGCGAGTTCCCTGGCGGGTTCGTGTTGATCGGCACCAACAAGGGTGTCCGGTTGGCGGTCGCGAACTCGGAGGGTGCGTTGACGGTTGGTGCGGTGATCCCGGTCGGGTCGGTGTCTGCGGCGGTCGCTGAGGACAGGTTCATGTGGTTCGGGTGGGCTGGTCACACGTCGGGGTCGGCGGGTGTCGGCAGGGTGGATGTGTCCCAGTTGACGGCGGCGTTGACTCCGGCGTATGCGTCGGATGTGTTCGCGCAGGATGTGTCGGGTGCGGTGCTGTCTGTGGCTCGCCACAACGGGCGCACCTTGTTCGCTGTGGCAACATCCGGTGTGTGGTTGGAAGCCGCAACACCGGTTGCGGACGGTTGGCTGGACACGGGCCGGTGGACGTGGAATGTGCCCGACCCGAAAATGCTGGCGAAAGTGGATGTGCGAACGTTCCCGCTGCCAGCGACAGACACCGTGACCGTCGTTGTGTACCCAGACGAGGACGCGGTGGGAAGCGAATGTTTCTCCGGTCAGCCCGCTGGCTCTGTGTTGTTGACGTTCAACCCGCAGCAAACCCAGTTCACGCAAACAGGTGTCCGGGTCAAACTGTTCGCTCACCTGTCGGAGTCGCCGGTGGTGACGCGTGTGAACCTGCGGGCGTTCGTTGCGCCTCGCCGGTCGCGGGTCATCCGGGTGCCGATCTTGTTGCACGACCGGCTGGAAGTCGAAAACGGTGACGTTCACTGCGACCCGCAGAAAGAGCTGGCGTTGCTTGATGATCTCGTCCAGTCGGTTCGGGTCGTGTTGTACCGTGAAGGGTACGAGTCGTATCAGGTGGTTGTCGAGGATGTGCTGTGGGTTCCGTTGCATGACAGATCGTTCGATCGGCGTTGGAACGGGACAGCGGTTGTCACAATGAGAAGCGTCGAATAGGAGCCGGATCATGGTTGCAAGACGAGCGTTCGCTGGGGCTGCGGCCCAAACAACGATCACCGCTGGTATCAACTCGTCGGCGTTGACGATCACCATTGCTTCGTCGACCGGTTGGCCGTCCGGAGCCGAGTTCTACTGTGTGATCGACCCTGGGTTGGCGAACGAAGAAAAAGTGTTGGTGACCCGCACCGGGAACACGTTGTCGTGTGCGTCGACAGCGAAACGGGGTGTGGATGGCACCACGGCGCAGTCGCATGATGCGGGTGCGGTGATCTATCCGTGTGTCGCCGCCGCCGATCTGGATGAGGCGAACGCGTTGACTTCGTTGATGACGACGCGTGGTGATCTGATTGTGCGTGGTGCGGCGGTGGCGGAGCGGTTGCCGAAAGGCAGCGCAGGGTTGCCGTTGGTGGCTGGTGCGAACGATCCCGCCTACACCCAGTTGGGGACCGGCGGTATCGCGAACAACGCTGTCACCGCCGACAAGATCGCCGCGAACGCTGTGGTTGAAAGCAAGATCGCTGATGGTGCTGTCACGACAGGCAAACTCGCAGGAAGTGCTGTCACGTTCGACAAGATGCTCGATGTTGCGGCGTGCTCGGTGATCGGGCGTTCAGCGAACACGACAGGTCAACCTGCTGCTATCACGGCAGGATCAAACGATGTTGTCCTGCGCCGCGAATCCAACACCGTCAACTTCGGGAAGGTCACCCCGCTCATGTTGGGTGAAGCCCGTGGCGGCGCGTGGCGGCGTGTAGCAGCCGTCAACGTCAACTCCGGCACGAGCAGCACGATCACGCCAGACACAACCGACCTCGGTTACGCCGGGGTGTCGCTGTCCGGGTCAACGTTCACGATCAACTCTGGTTACGGGGGATGGTGGACGCTCACGCTCATGGTCACATGGTCCGCGTCCGCAGGGAACAACGGGTATGTGCAGATCAACGCGGAAGGTTGGCAGTACCGGGCCGAGTGCACTACGTCTAACGTGTCCTCGCACGCCACAGTGACCGCCGTGGTGCCAATGTCCCCGGGTGGCACGTTTCAGTTCTCGGTGTTCCAGAACAGCGGATCGACGATCAACTACGGGGCGAAGATGCACGCCCTCTACTCGGGGCCGCTGGCGTGAATCGGGGTGCCGTGATGGTCAAGTTGATGCTGCTTGGTGTCGCGGCGTTCACGCTGGGTTGGGTGATCGGTGGTGCGGCGATCATCGTGTGGGCCGGTCGCGAAGTGACCCGACACATGGTGGCGGTCAGATGACTCGCCTGTACCTGTACGGCTATCACGGTGGGCGGCGGTCGCTGGCGGACATGGAGACACGCCCAGCGTGGAACCGGCTGCACCCGGAGCTGCGGCGGCGTCTGGTGGCGTTGTTCGACGCGTCGCAGGACGCCGGCCGCGAGGTCGGATTCGGGGAAGGGTGGCGGTCCTCCGCGCAACAGGAGCAGGTGTTCCGCGCCCGCCACGTCCAGGTCGCCACGGGCGGCTGCTGCATGTTGGATGGCAAACGGTGGGCGTTGCGGCCAGGGGTGGCGCACGCTGCGCCGCCCGGTCGCTCGTTCCACGAGGAAACCGATGGTGATGGGTTCGCGTTCGCCGCTGACCTGGTGGGTGATCTCAAGTGGATGAACGCCAACGCTGACCGGTTCGGTTTGCGGCACTTCGCGAACGTGAACAACGAACCGTGGCATGTGCAGCCGATCGAGTTCCCGAACGCGCGCGCCTCGTGGCTGGGGCAGCCACCTGTTGTCTGGCGGCTACCAGGGCACCCCAGCCCGTCACCGCAACCGCAAACGCCACCACCACCCGTACCACCGCCGCCTGCCATCTCGGAGGACGACATGATCTACTTGGCGCATCCAACCACGAACGACCCGGCCGATCCGCGTCTCGCGATCTACGCGTGGTGCGGCGCGTTCAAAGTTCACTTTGGGGACCAAGCGACGTGGCGGGCGTGGCGCAGAGCGCAAGCCGAACGAGGGGTGACGATCCCGGCGATGCCGCCGGTGTTCACCCGCGACCAGATGCTCACCTCCGGTGTGGTGCTGCCCGAGCCAACACCCGGCACCGACCGATGGGGGAGAGTGCTGCCATGACGTTCTCGCCGCGTCGCATACCCGGTGTGTTCGCGTTGGCGGCGACATGTCTCATCATGTCGTGGTCCTGGTTCGACGACGAAACGTTCCGCACCGCCCCACTGTTCCTCCACGCCCGCGAACTCGCCCCGCTGCCGGTGTGGACGACGGTGTGGGCGGTGTGCGCCATCGGGTTGCTCGCTGCGGCGATCACACGAAGGTCTGTGCTGCTGCACATCTTCGGTGCCGTCGCGTGGGCGTCGTTCACCGCGTTGGCCGTTGGGGTGATGTGGACAGAACGTGTCGACAACACAGTGGACCTGTCACCGATCGCGCACGCGCTGTTCTTCTGGCTGGTCGCCGGCCCAGGTGTGCTGCTGGTGCCACCGCTCTGGTCGAGGTGCCGGCGGTGAACTGGGGTGTCGTCGTCCCTGCGATATCGGGTGCGGCGTCGGCGGTGGTCGTCGCCTATCTGGCGTTGCGGTCGAAACGGGTGGAGACGGGAGCACCCGAGTCGGTGGCGGCTGGTTACTCGCGGCTGGTCAGTGACCTGCGGGATTCGCTGGCGGAGATGCGCGCCGACCAAGCCCGCCAGCATGTGCAGATCGAGGAGCTAGGGTTGGCGTTGGAGCGGGCGATAGCCGCCGAGCAGCGGGCGCTGGAGGCCGAGCGCAGGTGCATGGAGCAGATGAAGGCGATGCAGATCGAGTTGGACGAGTTGCGCGCCCGTGTAGCCGAGTTGGAAGGCGGATCGCTGTGACCTTCACCAGCACCACCAGATGGCTAGCATGAGGGACGCAACCAAACCGTTGAGAATCGAGGACCGATGACCCCGCAACTGCGTCTCGCTGTCTACACAGTGTTAGCTTCGCTGCTAGCGTTGCTCACCGCGTACGGGTTCGTCACACAAGAACAGGCCGGTTTGTGGCTCGACCTTGCGATGAACGTGGCGGCGGCGCTCGCGTTGGTGTTGGCAGCGAAACACGTTCCGAAGGTGGAGTAGCCCTATGGCTGTTGATCATCCGTGGGTGTTGCGACGCGGTGATTCGTGGTCGCGGACCGTCAAGCATGTTGACGAGGACGGGTTGCCGGTCAACATCTCGGGGCGGCAGTATCGGGCGCAGCTGCGTCGCTCCACCGAATCCGAAACGGTTGATCTTGAGTTCACATGCACAGTGACGAACGGTCCTGGCGGGGTGGTGGAGATCGTGGCGTCGGCGTCTGACACCGCCGAGTTGGGGTTGGGTGACTACGTGTGGGATTTGGAGGAGGATGCTGGGGGTGTGATCACGACGTTGTTGGCGGGTGATGTGCGGATCGTGGGGGATGTGACGCGGTGAGCAACGACATGGTGTTGACGTTGCGGCGCACCGACACGGTGCAGCTGGTGTCGTCTGCGGTGACTGGTCCGCAAGGCGTGCAAGGCCCGACCGGCCCGACCGGACCTACAGGCGCTACAGGCCCGACTGGGCCGACTGGGGCGGATTCCACTGTTCCAGGCCCCACCGGTCCGACCGGGCCTACAGGCCCGACCGGCCCGACCGGGCCGACCGGAGCGGATTCCACTGTTCCAGGCCCCACCGGCCCAACCGGACCCACAGGCCCAACCGGGCCGACCGGCCCCACCGGACCTACGGGCGCTACAGGCCCCACTGGACCGACTGGTGCGACTGGCCCTACAGGTGATACAGGCCCCACCGGACCCACAGGCCCAACCGGTCCGACTGGTGCTACAGGCCCCACAGGCCCCACCGGCCCTACTGGTGCCACCGGGCCGACTGGTGCAACCGGGCCAACCGGGCCGAGTGGCGCTCAGGCTGTGCGCGCCGACTTCGACACCGTCTACTCGTACATAGGCGCTGCCCCGTCAGGGTCGTCTGAGTCGGCGGCGGTGTGGCGCATCACTCGTATCACCATCTCCCCTGCTGTCGTGGTGGAAACCGCTGTCGACGTGGCGTGGGATGACCGATTGACGGAGACGTACTCATGAGGATTCCTGTGGAACCGTTCCCCGTGACGGTCGAGGACTTCGACGAGGATGGCAACGTGACCGCCACCAGGTCGTTGTTGTGTGACGAGGTGGAGGTGTCTGTGGCGGTGTCTGATTCGGTGGCGGTGTCTGTTCAGCCGGTGACCAGGGCTGGTGAGCGGCTGGGTGCCCCGTTTGGGATCGTCGGGGACGCCAGGTCGAGTGTCACTCGTGACGTGTTGGCGGCGGTGATCAGGATTGTGGCGTCTGCGCTCACCGAGTCGAAGGTGCCGGTGGTTGCGGATGAGTCACGGTTGGCGGAGAAGGTCGACGTGGCGGCGGTGGAGCGGTTGATCGCAGCCCCGCCGGTTGAGGTTCGGTCGGCTGGCAGCGTTGTCGAGGAGAGGAAGGTTCGCTAATGGCGACGATCACCAGCGCAGCATCAGGGAACTTCACCAACGCCGCAACCTGGACTGGGGGTGTGGTCCCCGGCTCGGGGGATATCGCCGTCGCATCGAACGGTCACACGGTCACGATCAATGCTGATGTGACGGTGGACGAGTTCCAACAGGCCGGCTCCGGCTTCTTCAGCATGGGGGACGGGCGGACGATCACCGGCCTGGTGCGTGGCAACGCGAGAGCGAACGGCACTGTGGAGTATGTTGGCACCACGTCAGCGACGATCATCGGTGATGTGGTCGGGTCCGCGACGACGGCTACTACTTCCGCTGTGGGGGTCACAGGGTCGGGAACGTTGACGGTGCAAGGCAATGTGTCTGGCGGAACTCAAGGTACCGCTCGTGGGATTCTCTCAACGAGTGGCCCAATAGTGGTGACAGGCAACGTCACGGCAGGCACCAATAACAACGCTCACGGCGTCACCACCACCGGGACGTCCGCGTCAGTGACGGTCACCGGGGCCGTCACAGGAGGCACCGGCTCAACCGCTCAAGGCATCTCCACCACCGGGACGTCCGCGTCAGTGACGGTCACCGGGGCCGTCACAGGAGGCACCGGCTCAACCGCTCAAGGCATCTCCACCAGCGGGACGTCCGCGTCTGTGACAGTGACAGGCAACGTCACGGGAGGCTCCGGACAGAACGCCCACGGCGTCACCACCACAGGCAACAACGCCTCCCGCCTCGTGACCGTCACCGGCACCGCCACAGCAGGCACCGGCCTCACCGCCCACGGCATCTACGACACCAACACGTCAGGCGGATGGGTCGTTCACGGCGGGAACCGCATCGACTCCGCTCAAGGCAACGTCGCCATCTGCACCCGCCGGTTGCGGGTCATCCCCACCGTCAACACCTACCATCAAGAAACCAACAACACCGGCTTCCCGAACGGTGAACCGTGGTATTGGGGCAGCCTCGACTACGTTGACTTCGACGTGCCGGTACCCGCCGACGTGCGGGAAGGTGTCATCTACGCTGACGGCACCTACACCGGCACTTTGGCGGTGCCGCCACCCGCGTCGGTCGCAGCAGGTGTCCCCACCGACGACACCGTAGGCACCGCCGCCGTCCGCCTCCAAGACGTAGCGGATGTGGTCGGCGCGCAGATCGCCGCCGCCGTCGACGAGGTGTGACCCGGCGAACACACAGGACATAGGCCGCCCCACTCGGCCGTCAGATGGCGGCGCGAGACCAGCACGGATCGGCTGGCCTCGCCGCCATCGCCCCCACACCCTATGCTGCCCGCTGTGGGGATCACCGCCTGCCTTATCGTCCGCGACGAAATCCGTGTCATAGAACGCTGCGTCACCTCACTCGCCGGTGTGGTCGACAACATGATGGTTCACGACACCGGCTCCACCGACGGAACACAAGCATGGCTGCTGGAGCAGCTCCATGTGCCGATCATCCTGTATCGCAAGCAGTGGGTGAACTTCGAGCACAACAGGAATCTGCTCATGGAAACAGCTGCCGGTGTGAACGACTGGCTGCTGTTGGTGGACGCTGACCACGAGATCGCCTGCGACCCGACCGAGCTTCGCCGGCTGCTCGCTGACACCCCGGACAACATCGACGTGTATCTGGTGCCGCACGAAACAGGGTGGCGGCACTACAACGCGCGGCTGGTGCGCGGCGACCGGGTGTGGCAGTATCGGGGTGTCACACACGAAACGCTCGTCTACAACCACGCGCGGGCGGCTCGAACCGATGTGCTGCAAATCATCGACCACGCCGACGGCGGCTGTCGCGCCGACAAGTTGGAACGGGACCGCCGGCTGCTCGAAGATCACCTCGAAGAACACCCGGGCGACACGCGTGCGGTGTTCTATTTGGCTCGAACGTTCGAGGACATGGGCGACTGGGAGGCGGCTCGTGTCCACTATCAGCGGCGCGCACAGATGGGCGGTTGGGAGGAGGAGCGTTGGTGGGCGCAGTATCGGGCCGGTTGGATGGCGGCGTACCTGCCGGGCGGGGTGAACACGGCGATAGAGGAGTTGGTGGCTGCTTATCGTGCCCGCCCGGGTCGGGCGGAGCCGCTGGCCCGGATCATCGAGTTGTGCCGGATGAACGGTTGGGGTCATCTCGCCGGCTTCTACACCGGCCATCTGCCGGAGCGGCCACCAACGGACGACATTCTTTTCGTGGAGACCGCCGACTACCCAGCGTGTCGAGGCGCGAACGAAACCTCTTGACGCAACATACTGCGTAGCAGTAGAGTGCCTGTCATGGAGTTGGGTGAAGCGCAGACGGCGCTGGCGGCACGCATCAGCCACCTGCGGCGGCAAGCCGGATGGACGAACGAAGAACTGGCTGACCGCTCCGGGTTGTCGCCGCGCACCATCACCGCGCTGCAAACCCCGTACGCGAACCCGACGTTCATCACGCTGCTCGTGCTCGCAGACACGTTCGGCGTCACCCTGTCCGACCTGTTAGGAGAAACCCTGTGACTGTGCGCACGATCCCGAAACCCGAACACGGCTCCCCTGAGTGGTTGGCGGTCAGATGGGCTGACGAGCACGGCCTGCGACGCATCCCCGCGTCAGCTGCCGCAGCGATCCACGGTGAGCACCGCTACCTCAACCCCGGTGACCTCGCCCTGGAGATGCTCGCCGACAGCCCACCGC